AAGGCGGATCGCATCATTTGGTCGTTGCAAGGACGCTTTGAGCATGGCAGAATCGTGCTAAATCAGGACGAAGACTGGGACTCCTTCACGGATCAGCTTCTAATGTTCCCGGCGCAGGGAGTTCACGATGACTTGCCTGATGCCCTATCATATATAGACCAGCTTGCGGTAACGTCTTACTTCGATGGCGAAGATCAGGATGACTGGCAACCGCTGGATGTCATCAGTGGAGTGTAGGGATGGACTTTCTGGTTGACTTTTACGGAATGAGAGAGCCCTATGAGGGCGAACTCAAATTTTTCCGTGAAAGGCCCGAGGTTGCTGGCATGGCGACCGAGGACAACAAGATCATCTTGAACCCGTTTTCCACTCTTTCGCCTAGAGAGTTGAGCGCCGTAGCGCAAAACGAAGCGATACGGTTGTATCTGAAGCAACAAGATGCCGCGCCCAACTTTGATCTCACGCCAGAACAACTTAAAATGTTCAAAGGCACGGAGTACGAAAAAGATTCGGCCGCGGCCAAGCAATCTATATTAGCCCGCATTCTGACAAACGATCCGTCAGCGAAAAATGCGACCCTTGATCAGATCATGCAAGCGCAAATGATCCGAGATCAGATCTTGTCATTAAAGAAGCGGTGACTTATGGAAGCCAACGAATTCTACGAGCCTACTGAGGGCGACAAAGAGCTGCTGGCCTTTGTTACGGATCACTGCGACCGCTGGCGCGACTGGCGCGACACCAACTTCCTGCCCGCGTATCTGGAATATGAGCGCATCTTCCGTGGCCAGTGGGCGGCGGAGGACAAGATGCGCGAATCTGAGCGCTCTAAACTGGTGACTCCCGCTACGCAGCAGGCCGTTGAGACTCGTCACGCGGAGATCATGGAAGCGATCTTCGGCCAGGGCGAGTTTTTCGACATTGAAGACGACATCCGCGACGTTAACGGTAACCCGCTTGATGTTGAGATGCTCAAAGCTCAGTTAATGGACGATTTCAAGCAGGACAAGATCCGCAAATCCATCGACCAGATCGAATTGATGGCCGAAATCTACGGCACGGGCATTGGCGAGATCGTTGTCAAGACTGAAAAGACGTTTGTCCCCGCAACGCAGGCCATTCCTGGCCAACCGGGCCAAGCGGCCATCGGTGTGATCGAAAAACCGCGCATTGCGGTGAAGATTGTTCCGGTCAACCCCAAGAACTTCCTGTTTGACCCCAACGGCACGAGCGTTGACGACTGCATGGGTGTGGCAATCGAGAAGTATGTCTCGATCCACAAGGTGGTCGAGGGCATGGAGCGCGGGATCTACCGCAAAGTCAATATCCAAACGGCGTCTGAAGACACCGATCTGGAGCCGACGCAGGAAATCAGCCAGTACGAGAGCGACAAGGTTCGCCTCTTAACGTATTACGGTCTGGTGCCGCGCGAATACCTGAAGAATCTGGAAGAGAACAAGGAAGTCGAAGACCTGTTCCCCGAGGACTCGACGGCCGATGAGTACAGCGATCTGGTGGAAGCCATTGTTGTCATCGCCAACGAGGGCTATCTCCTGAAGGCCGAAGAGAATCCGTACATGATGAAGGATCGCCCTGTGCTGTCCTATCAAGATGATACGGTTCCCAACCGCCTGCTCGGCCGTGGTACGGTCGAGAAGGCCTACAACATGCAAAAGGCCATCGACGCTGAGGTGCGTAGCCACCTTGACTCGCTGGCGCTGACCACCGCCCCCATGATGGCGATGGATGCTACGCGTCTGCCGCGCGGTGCGAAGTTTGAAGTGCGTCCTGGCAAGGCGATCCTGACGAACGGCAATCCGAATGAAATCTTGTTCCCGTTCAAGTTTGGCAACACCGACGGTGCGAACCTCGCCACGGCCAAGGACTTCGAGCGCATGCTGCTGCAATCGACGGGTACGCTCGATAGCCAAGGCATGGTGAGTCAAGTCTCCCGCGATGCGGGTGGCCTGTCGATGGCGGTCGCCACGATCATCAAGAAGTACAAACGCACTCTCGTGAACTTTCAGGAAGACTTCCTGATTCCGTTCATCCAGAAGGCGGCGTTCCGCTACATGCAGTTCGACCCCGAGCGCTATCCGTCGGTGGATATGAAGTTCATCCCGACGGCAACCCTTGGCATCATCGCACGCGAGTACGAGCAGCAACAGTTCATCGGCCTGCTGCAAACCTTGGGGCCGAATACCCCGGTGCTGCCGCTGCTCCTCAAGGGCATCCTGTCCAATAGCAGCCTCACCAACCGCTACGAACTCATCGGTGCTCTGGAGCAGATGGCCCAGCCCAACCCTGAGCAGCAGCAGTTGGAGATGGCCAAGCAGCAGCTCGCACTGCAAGCGGCCCAGGCGCAGATTGCGGTTAACACGACGCAAGCCGAGCAGAACCGGGCAGAGGCTGCGAAGCTGATGACCGAGGCGCAACTGATGCCGCAGGAAGTGCAGGCCAAGGTGATCGCATCGACCACCAAGAACCTGCCGGCGGGGCAAGAGGCGAGCGAGTTCGACAAGCGCGTGAAGATTGCAGAGCTGATGCTCAAGGAAGCGGACATCAAGAATAAGTCCAAGATCGTTGAGCTTCAGATGGCCGAGAAGCAAAACAAGGTCAGCGGTATGGAGCAGGACTTCTTGGACGAGCTGACCAAGGAGCTGGGCAATGGACGTTGAAAGCCTCGCTAAACAGCTAATCCTCCAGGGCATGACCCCGGAGCAGCAAAAGGCTGTTCTGGAGTCCATTCGCGGCACGATGGCCAAAAGCCGCGAGCTGCAAAAGCAAAAGGTTGGCGAGCAGGCTCGTCTGGTGATCGAGGCGCTCAAGAAGATCGAAGGAGACATCAAGTCTCGCTACGATGAAGTGGGCAATAAGATCGAGCAGCGCGTTGCCTCCATCAAGGACGGCAAAGACGGCAAAGACGGCACCAATGGCCGCGACGGCCGTGCGGGTCGGGATGGTTCCACTGGCCCGATGGGGCCCAAGGGTGCTGACGGCCGCAATGGCGTGGATGGTCGGGACGGTTTGGATGGCGTCTCGGTCACCGACGCACACATCGACTTTGACGGCTCGCTCATCATCAGCCTGTCCTCGGGCCGCACGATCAACGTGGGCGAAGTGGTCGCCCCTGATCTGGCTGAGAAGATCAAGGTCATCACCAACGGTGGCGGCACCTCGCAGTCGGTGCTTGATACCCTGGCATCGCTCCAGCAGCAGATCAACGATCTGATCCCCGATCAGACGGGCAATGCGGGCAAGTTCCTCACGACCGACGGTACGGATCTGGCCTGGGCCGACATTGCGGGTGGCCTGGACTATCAGGGCACTTGGAACGCCTCGACCAACACCCCGACGCTGGCCTCGGGTGTGGGCACGAACGGCTACTATTACGTTGTCTCGGTCGATGGCTCGACCAACCTAGACGGCATCACGGACTGGAAGGCTGGCGATTGGGCCATCTTCAACGGCACGGCTTGGCAAAAGATTGACCAGAGCTGGGCGGTTGCTGGCGCGAACGACAACATCACCTCGATGACGGGGATCACGGGCGGCATCTCCTCGCCCGATTTTATCCAGTTCGACACGGGTGCGACGGTCACCAACGCTGCTGGTCGTATGTACTGGGATGCCACCCAGCAGACGATGACTGTGGGGCTGAACGCCAACATCGCGGCGGACATTGGCCAGACTCTGTACGCCTATGTGACCAACGACGAGGCGGTCACGATCACCAAGGGCCAGCCCGTGTATATGTACGCGGCTTCTGGTGATCGGGTGTCGGTCAAACTGGCCTACAACACGGGTGATGCCACTTCGGCCAAGACGCTGGGCGTGTGCGCTGAGAACATCGCTGCGGGTCAAGCGGGTATGGTGCTGTGCCAGGGCGTGCAAGACGGTCTGAACCTCTCGGCCTACAACCCTGGCGATACGCTGTATCTGGGCGCAACGGCCGGCACGCTCACGGCCACCAAGCCCTACGCTCCGAACCATCTGGTCTATATCGGCGTTGTCGAGCGGGCCAACGCGGGCAACGGTCGCCTGTATGTACGCGTACAAAACGGCTACGAGCTGGACGAAATTCACAACGTCTCGGCGCAGAACCCGACCAACGGCCAGACGCTGATCTACAACGAGAGCACCTCGCTGTGGGAAAAGCACACGCTGACCGATGGCAACGGCATCAGCATCACCGAAGGTGCTGGCTCCATCACTATCACCAACTCCGGTGTACGCACCGCCCAAGCGGGCGACGGCATCTCGGTGACCGGAACGAATGACATCACGATCACCAATACGGGTGTTCGCACGATTCAGGCGGGTACGGGCATCTCGATCAGCGGCACCAACGACATTACGGTGACCAACAGTGCGCCAGATCAAACGGTATCGCTCACGGGCGCGGGTACTACGAGCATTAGTGGGACGTATCCGAGCTTTACGATTACGTCGAATGACCAGTACACCGGCACCGTTACTTCAGTAGGCGGAACGGGCACGGTCAACGGCATCAGCCTGTCGGGCACGGTTACCTCTAGCGGAAACCTGACACTGGGTGGCACACTTTCGGGTGTTGACCTGACGACCCAGGTCACGGGCACGCTGCCGATTGCCAATGGTGGTACGGGCCAAACGACGGCCAATGCGGCCTTCAATGCCCTGGCCCCGAGCCAAACCAGCAACTCGGGTAAGTACCTGACGACGGACGGAACGAACACTTCCTGGGCAACGGTGAGCGCGGGGAGCACCATTTCGCTGTCTAACGATACGGCGACCTCGACGAACCTGTACCCGCTCTTCGCTGCGGCGACTTCGGGTAACCCGACGACGCTCTACACGGGCAACGCCAAGCTGCTATACAAGCCGAGCACGGGCGACCTTCAATCCAGCGCGGTCACGGCCAGTAACGGAATTTTCGTCAACTCTGCAACAGTGACGACATCTTATACCGTTGCTTCGGGCAACAACGCTTCCAGCG